GGGTTTCTTTTTGTTTTTCAAAATATAAAAAAGGAGTTCTATTTATGTCGGTATTAAAAGCACATAGATCTGAAAGCAAAGCTGAGTTTGTGAATACTGCAAACAAGATTTATGTGGAAACGATCAACTTCTTATCTCGACTTTCTGCAAGATTTTCAAGATTGATGGCAAATGATGTATCACATCTCGCGTCAGAAGTCCTTGTGAATGCAGAAAAAGCAAACAGCATCTTCCCATCGGATCACACCAGAAAGGAATTGCGCAAGCAGCACCTTTTAGAGTCAAGAGCTGCATTGATGGCTTTGGATGTTGAGCTGTCTCATTGCTACGACATTATGATGCTGAATCCGGAAGGGTGCTTCACAACATCAAATGGAAATCCAGTTAAACCGGCGAGAGCAAAAGAAATTCTTGAAAATATGGCACAATCGCTTGGTGAGCTGATTGATTCCGAAAACGGTCTTTTGACAAATACATTAAAGAGCGACAAAGACCGTTGATATAACTACCAACAATAGTTGGGCTTTGCTTACCAGATCATAAAATTGGGTGCATTTCTGTAAAACCTGTCGGCTTTGGGGATTCCCGCTGTCCACTGCGAATTGGTGGGAGCGTTCTCCGTACTACAACAACAGCAACAACTTCTGCAATGTGAACACGAACGGCAACGCGAACAACAACAACGCCAGGAATTCCAATGGCCTCGCCCCCGATTTCGCAACCCTTTTAGGTTATGGTCAAATACGGTAGTCCTTTTTAGGATGAAGGAGACCTTTGCGAAAGGAGAAATGTTTCCCGTGGATAAAACCCAGAACCGCTCTTTTGATGCTTTTGCACGGACGCTTCTTGCATGGTGGGAGGATATTGTGCTTAATCTCATTTCATGTGTCAAGGCAAAGCAGTTTAGGCGCACTCTATATTACAACTGTACGAAAGGCGAATAACTATTTATGACAAGCAAAGAGCGTCATGAGGCAAGATTCCAACGACGGAAAGCCGAGAGATGGCGCAAGAAACAAGAACGAAGTCTTGCTGTAGGAACGATGTCAGATGTATTTTCCTACGGCGACTTATACAAGGCAGGGAAGCAATGCTGTAATGGTGTGCGTTGGAAGAACAGCGCACAAAGATTTGAAACGCACCTGTTTTCCGGCACGGCGCGACGGAGAAAACTATTACTGGATAAAATGTGGAAACCATGCCCATATGTCCATTTCGTTATCTCTGAGCGCGGTAAAACAAGACCAATTGACGCACCTCGCATTCAAGATAGACAGATACACAAGGTTTATACAAAGAAAGTCCTTTTGCCTTTATATCTGCCAGATATGATTTGGAATAACGGAGCAAGTCTCCCAGGCAAAGGTTTTCATTTCTCTAAAAGACTTTTGCGCGAGGATTTGCATTATCATTTTAAGCGCTATGGGAGAAATGGAAGCATAATTCTTTTAGACTACAAACAATTCTTTCCAAGTGCATCGCACCGTGTTATCTACGCCCGTCATAACAAGCTGATTCATGATTATGATTTGTGCAAGCTTGGTGATGATATTGTTGCATCAAGCACCGGTGATAAAGGTATGCCGCTTGGAGTTGAGCCGAGTCAGGCTGAAATGATTGCTTTCCCATCTCCGCTTGATAACTACATTAAATGCCAGCTCTCTATTAAATGCGCTGGTCATTATATGGATGACTACTATATTATAGTTCCTCCAAATCAAGATCCAAAGGAGATCATGCGTCTCATTGTTCAAAAAGCGTCAGAATTAGATTTAACCATCAGTAAAGAAAAATCCAGAATTGTCCCGCTCTCCAAGCCGTTTCGTTATTGTAAGGCGAAATATACCTTGACGGAAAGCGGTCGTGTTATTGTGACTGGTAATCGAGGAAGTTTCAAGCGTACCAGACACAAAATCAAAGCATTCTATGAGAAAGTACAAAACGGAGAAATGTCCTACGAGGATTTATGGACTTCTGTAAATGGGATGCTTGCGTATTTAGAGAGCTATCAAAATCATCAACGAGTGTTGAGGTTGCGGCGGCTCTTTTATGCTATCTATGGCTTTTCAGCAGAAAACATAGAAAATTTCAGAGCAATGGAGAGATTAAAAGATGCAGTACATTGTACATAGAAGATTTAGGCACACTTCTGTTTGCGATAGTGTGAATATTCCAGCTATGAGCGAATGCGAGTCTGTCGGTAATGTTATTTATTACAATGGCAAGCAAATTTGCAGTGTATTTTCCAGAAATGCACACCAGTTTTTTGCCAGAAATGACGATGGTAATGGAATGCTCAGAGGTAAACTCACAAGCAGTATCCAGACGGCGCTTGAGAAAAAAGATACAAAGCACGATGAGCGTTGTGAAAAGGTAGCAAACGATTCTATTTGTCAAAGATACCGTCGCCAAGAGTGCGACGATACATGGCTTTGGAATCATGATTTTTATAATGCCGATATTGATGTACTACGGTATATTGCAAATCTGATTGGAGTAAAGGAGGGCAAATAAATGTATCGTATTGTTAAAGTTTCAGATGGAAAAGAACTTGGTATGGTCGAGACTGTTACATATGTGAAGATTGGTAGCAGCGGCGATTTTGCCATTGCCAAGAAAGAGAATGCAACTGGCGTTGTGTTTGATGGAACAACCTATGGTTTGATTGGTCATGATGAAATCCAGAATGCAGAAACCGTTATTGTATCAGAGATTGACGGCGGAACTGCTGTATCCCATCAACAGTCCGCAATCAATGAAATGATTCAAACGATTTTGGAGGGATAACAATGAAAGAGAAGCTTAGAGAATTATACCAGAATGGGCAGGCTGGCATTACGCCGTGCATTAGCGCGAATGGCTTACTTAAAGCAGTTGCGAACGGCTGGATCACACTTGACGATGCTGTTGAGATCATCGGCGGCGAAGACACTTTACCAATTGTCCGTGCGGCAAAGCTGAAGGAGATTTCGATTGCTTGCAACGAAACTATTGTAAACGGCGTTGATCTTACTCTCAATGGCGAAACAGTTCATTTTAATCTGAGTACGGAGGATCAGGCAAATATCGCAAACCTGTTCCGTGTTGTTGAACTTGGCGGAACTGAATTCCCGTATCAGGCTGACGGCGGCGTTTGTCGTATCTATACAGCATCGGAAATTGCAACGATTTATATTGCTGCGCAAACGCTTATTACAACACAGACAACATATCACAATGAATTGAAAGCCTATGTACAATCTCTGGATAGTGTTGAAGCGGTCACATCAATTGTATATGGAATGACTTTGCCAGATCCGTATAATACCGAAATGAATGAGAAGCTTGCCGTTGCAAATGAACAAATGCAAGCAATTATTGCTCGTCTGAGCAGCGCGGCAAATGCGTAATCTGAAGACATTTTTCAAACTGGCAGCACTGTTTGTTATTGGCGGTGCTGCCTATGTTTTGATCGAACTACTTTGGCGCGGTCATAGTCATATTTCCATGTTTATTCTTGGCGGTATGTGTTTTGTTTCTATCGGTTTAATCAACGAACTGTTTCCGTGGGAACTTGGTATTGTATGGCAGGCTTTAATTGGCGGTGTACTTGTAACCACTCTTGAATTTATTACAGGCTTAATTGTGAATGTTTGGCTTGGATTAAATGTGTGGGACTATTCAAATCTACCGCTTAATTTGATGGGGCAAATTTGCTTGCCGTTTTTCTTTGCTTGGGTTGGGTTGTCTGTCGTGGCTATTATACTTGACGATTATTTTCGATATTGGTTTTTCGGAGAAGAGAAGCCGCATTATATGCTGGTTTAAGGGCGGTGATATAAATGAATGAAGAAAAAATCTGGAAATTCTTAAAGTCAAAAGGTTTTACTGATTTTGGTGTATCTGGGCTGATGGGAAATCTATACGCCGAGTCTGGATTAAGCCCTATCAATCTTCAAAACTCATATGAGAAGAAGCTTAATTTTACAGATCAAAGCTATACGCAAGCCGTTGATAATGGCAGCTATACAAACTTTGTCAAGGATGCTGCCGGTTATGGGCTTGCCCAATGGACATATTGGAGTCGAAAGCAAAACCTATTGAATTACGCACGAAGCGTCGGAAAATCAATCGGTGATTTGGACATGCAGCTTGAATTTCTCTGCAAGGAGCTTTCCGGATATCCTACTGTGTGGAAAACGCTGCAGTCTGCGACGTCCGTTTTTGAAGCATCTAACGCTGTGCTATTACAGTATGAACGACCTGCTAACCAAAGCGAAGCCGTTCAAAACAAACGTGCAAGCTATGGACAAGCTTATTATGACAAGTTTGCGCAGAGTACGACAAAGGAAGGAGTTGGTAGTTTGACTGCGATTGAAAGACTTATTGCGACGGCAAAGGCAGAAGAGGGCTATTTGGAAAAGGCAACGAATGCCCAGCTTGATAGTAAAACTGCAAATGCCGGTAGCAACAACTGGACAAAGTACGCCCGTGATTTGGATAACATCGGGAACATTTACAATGGCAAAAAGAACGGCTATGCTTGGTGTGATGTTTTTGTTGACTGGTGTTTTATCAAGACATTTGGCGTAGATCTTGCTATGAAGCTGCTGTGTCAGCCATATGGCGGTGCTGGAGCTGGATGTACCTATTCTGTTCAGTATTATAAGCAAAAGGGGCAGTTCCATAAAAGCAATCCTCAGGCCGGCGATCAGATTTTCTTCACTAACGATGGCGGAGCAACATCTTATCACACCGGACTTGTTATTGCTGTTGGAAATGGCAAAGTCTATACGATTGAGGGAAATACATCAAGCGCTTCTGGCGTTGTTCCTAATGGTGGATGCGTAAGAGCCAAATCCTATAATCTTACCGCTACATATATTTGTGGGTACGGTAGACCAGATTGGTCGCTTGTTGGTGAAAGTGTAGAACAGGAGGATGAAGATATGACTTTGGATAGATTCAAAGAGTTGATGAAAGAGTATCGTGCAGAGCTTCAGGACAACGATTGTGGTACTTGGAGTAAGGACGCTCGTGAGTGGGCAATCGCAAACGGTCTCATTGGTGGTACTGGAAACAATGCAAATGGAGAGCCGAATTATGCTTGGGCAGATCAGCTTACGAGAGAGCAGGCCGCAGCGCTATTCTATCGTTTTGCAAAATTGATGGGTAAAGCGTAATGGCTGTTAAGCGTAAAGTGAAGCGTCGCAAGAAAAAGAAAGGTCTTATCCAGCATCTTGTTTCGCTTGGCTTTAGCAATCGGCTTGCGATTTACATACTTTTGTTTTTGGCTGCTGGCTTGGCTGGCGGCTTTTATCTTGCCAACGAAAGCATTAGAACCGGATATACTGGCGCTCTGATGTGCTGGACGGTGGTATTTACGCCGATTGGTACAGCTTGTAGCATTGTGCTAAGTAAAATCGTTCATAAAAGCGAAGCTGAAAATGTTGGTGGAAATGGAGACGGCATCAAATTTGCAATGGCAATGTCTGACGCATTAAATGATGACGAATCGAGCTGGGAAAGTCCAGCTATTTAATTTGAGAAGATAACAGTAGTCTGCCGGCTACTGTTATTTTTTATTTGTTAGGAGGATACGCAATATGGAATGGGTAAAGATTCTTGTTTCTGCTCTGGCTGGGTTAGCTGCCGCAATTCCTCTTGTAGTCGAGTTGGTAAAATATGTTCAGAAAGCAATCAGAGAAAAGAACTGGTCTAAGGTGCTGGATATGGTAATGAACCTTATGCAGACCGCAGAGACTAAGTTTGAGACTGGTGCTGAGCGTAAGGAGTGGGTACTTGCAATGGTAAAGGCATCTGCTGATACAATCGACTACGATATTGACATGGATGCAATTAGTGATTTGATTGATAGTCTGTGCAATATGAGCAAGGTCGTAAATGCCCCAAAAGCTTAATTAGGTTTGAGCAGATTGGAGGTACTTTATGACTGGACTCGAAGAGTTTCTAAAGACTTTCGGGAACATTACGGTTTCCAATGTGATTACCGTTGCTCTTGCAGCCGTTTTCCTTGGTATGACTTATAAGAAGATCAGAGATTATCTTATTAAGAAATACGAAGCTGAAAAAGAAAAGGACAAAGAGCTGAAAGAGGCACTTGAAGCTGTGCGTAAGTACCCCGAATATCGTCAACAAAGCATTAGGATTCAAGAAAAGCTGGAAAGCGAAATCCAAGAGTTGCGTAAGGCGCAGGACGAACATACCTGCCGCTTATTGCAGATGGAGGAAAATTCCCAGCGTAGGGAGCGTAATAAACTACGCGACAGACTGCTCCAAAACTATCGTTATTACACGAGCAAGGAGCATAACCCGCGTCAAGAGTGGACTCGTATGGAGTCAGAAACATTCTGGGAGTGTTTCGCAGATTATGAGAACATGAATGGCAACGGTTATATGCACAGTGTTGTGCAGCCAGAAATGAATTTGCTTGGCATTATCGAAATGGATGATACAAGTGGAATCGCTGAGCTGATGCACAGCAGAAAGTGATTTTAGATTGGCAAGATCGCCCAGAGTCATTCTGGTGAAGTTTCTTCAAACGAGGAAACAAAACAAGGGTGCAGAACAAATCTGCACCCTACAAATAATCAAATACATTTTCATATAATTTAATATGAATAGCCTGAGCTACACCGCTCATCGACGGACGATGACGCGACGCTTCACAGTCTTTTTGACCGTTACTTTCACTTCTACTTTGACTTTCGCCATAGCAGTTTCCTCCTTCCGTAGTTACTACCCTGCGCACAAGGCGCTCTGTCTGCTGTAACAGACGGATTCGGGTAGATGAACCGTTATTCCCATACGGGAGGTGGAAGGATTCTGTTATGAAAGCGCTCAGGCTATCCGCATATAAATATATCATGGAGATGGTTTCTTTTCAATAAGGGTACAGATTTATTTCTGTACCCTATTTTTTACGCATTTGTTATTGTACTCAGATTATGACACCATTTCGCGCTGGTATAATAAGCTCAATATAATAATTTGTAAGCTAAAGTGCGAGTTGTTTCAAATGGTATCTTTAACTAAGTGAATCCCCGCGTTCAATTCTGGATACTCGTTTTTGATCGGCCCCAATACGCGCTGCCAATTCATCCTGCGTAAGGTGGCACCGCTTTCGTAGCTTCCGGACATTCTCTCCAAGCTGAACATATAACAAATGATCTGAGTGTACGTATTCTTCTTTGTATTTCGTCATCTGTTACCATTAGTTTGTCATATTTCTCCCTTTTTGTAAACATCAGCAGTGACGTATTTTTACGTCAAAATCGCCGTATTTTACTTCATAATATTGAGTTTGCAGTGACATTTCTTCCAAGGACATTTGCAATGGTATAATCGCATACTCTGACACGGTCAAATTTTCGATTGGGTTCTCAATGCCTAAATGCTGCATTGCTGCCCTTCTTGCGGCATTTTGGCTGCCGCAGCTTCGTCGCAGATGAGGGTCACGTCGGAATGGAACTGCAGAATGGAGCCCGGAACCTCCGGCATGACCGGTCCGAAGAAGACCTTGTAGAGGATGTCCGCCTTGCTCTCGCCGGTGGCGATGAGAAGGACCTTGCGTGCAGCCATAACCGTACCGATGCCCATGGTGATGGCGGCGGTAGGTACTTCGTTGATGGAGTTAAAGAAGCGTTTATTCGCTTCGCGCGTCAT